GTGGAACGCGACAGAGAAGACTTACTCATGCACCTTCCCCGCCGTTGGGGGTTCCACAGGGTGCAGCAGTAAGTCTTTTTTTTGCTCCACTCGACCGCACTCCTCGCGTTAGCAGTGCACCTAGATGGGTGGCAGGGAAGAGAACATAGGCTGGGGAGTACCACCCCCTGCAAGCCTCGCAGCGTTCCAGAGCGACTGCACAAGTGTCGAACCTCCTGGGTGGTCTCAGGCTCGGCATGATTGAATCTGGCGTCAAGCGAGCACTGGTAGGAACCATCTGTATAGATGAGTGACCCTGCGGGTGGGGTTGGTAGGGCATACCACCTTGGATGTTCTTTTGTCCAAAATATGAGACAAGAGAACAGACTGTTGACAGACTGTTTTATCTGTGATCAAGTGTTGTCTCTCGTTAATCTTATCTATAGGTGATCTTATGAAACTCTGCATTCACTGCAAACATCTCCTGCCCCGCGATGGGGACCCGGACTTCACGCTCGCCAAGTGCGCTGCATTCTTCAACATCCATCCCGTCTCTGGCAGGAAGATGTACTCCTATGCCTTCAACCAACGGATGTTCCTAGTCAACACCGGTGAGGGAAAGTGTGGGGAATCCGCTGTTTTCTGGGAACCAAAAGAGGAGATCAATGATGAGTGAACCTGTTGCTTGGAGGTGGGGGATTCCAGGCCTGAAGGGGTACATCCATTGGAGGTACTCTCTCAACAAGACTAAGGACGATGCAGAACCTCTGTATGTTGTCCTACCTCGTCTTACTTCTCTCCCAGAAAAGCAAGTGGACGCCATCATTGCCAAGATGTTTCGGGGTCCACAGGACTTTAATTATCAGCAACTTCGTTTTTTTGCTCAAACTATCCAATTTAATATAGAGAGAATCAATCGTGGATGACTTCACCCCTGAAATCCGTAACAGTGCCTGGTGGTCCGGAGATAGCCGTATGGCCGCTAATGGTCGTGCAGCAGAAGCTATCCTCGTCAAGCAGGGCAAGATCATTCCTGAAGACATCTCCGAGAAGGAGAACGTCAAGATGGGTCATGTGATGCAACCAGTGATCGGAAGGCTAGTGCAGGAACGTCTGCAAGTGGAGCTGAAGGATGCTGACTACTCCATGTCTCATCCTAAAGAACCTTGGTTGCGTTCTCACTTTGACTTCATCTCTGCTGATGGCAGTTTCCTGGTTGAAGCCAAGAACTACAACGGCAGTCAGCGCAAGAAGTTTGATGAGTCCGGGATCATGCCGGATGCCGACAGAGTGCAGTGCATCCACGAGGCTACCGTTCACGGGATCAGCAAGGTCTATCTGGCTGTCCTGCTAGGTGGCCAGGAGCTGCAAGTAATCCCGGTGGATGTCACACCAGACATGATGCTAGACCACGTTAAGTGGTGTGCGAAATGGTGGGGCTATGTTGCCAGCAAGACAGAACCTGAACCTGAGACTATCGAGCAGGCCAGACTTCTATTCCCACAGTCTGAGTCATCTGTAGCCACTGCTAGTGCTGAACTGGAATCTATCCTAGATAGGCTCTCTAGCCTCACAGAACAGCGTAAGAGCATAGAAGACGCTGAGGAGCAGCATAAGTTAGCAGTGATGCGTTTCATGCGCGACAGGGACGTTCTAACGGCTGTTGATGGTAGTGTGCTGGCAACCTGGAAGTCAGCCAAGGGATCTAGGAAGTTTGATCCCAAAGCATTCCAAGCAGCCTATCCTCAGATGTACGATCAGTTTGTCCGGGAGGTTCCCGGTTCACGAAGGTTCCTTATCAAATGAATGAAGAAGTCAATGACGATGATGTGTGGCATCTCTATCGTGCTCTTGCGATGGCCGCATTTATCATCAAACGAGAGAATCCCTACCATCATCAGAGCAAGCAGATGATCAAGGATTCTGCTTCTGAATATGCCAATCTTATGTGTGAAGGAATAGAAAATGAGCCAGTTAATCACCGTTGATCAAATACAGACGATGGCTAATGCTGTCGTCAAATCTCAACTATTTGGGATGAAGACAGTAGAACAAGCTACTGCTCTCATGCTCATCGCCCAGGCAGAAGGCTATCACCCTGCTCTCGCAGCGCGTGACTATCACATCATCCAAGGTCGTCCTACTCTTAAGGCAGAGACCATGATGGCAAGGTTCCAGCAGCAGGGTGGACGTGTCGAGTGGAAGACCTTGACTGACGAGGAAGTTACCGCAACCTTCTCACATCCATCTGGTGGTTCTGCAACCATCACCTGGACGTTTGAGCAGGCCAGGAAGGCAGGACTAACCGGTAAGGACAACTGGAAGAACTACCCTCGTGCGATGCTGAGAGCAAGGGTGGTATCGGAAGGTATCAGGACGGTCTTCCCCGGCGTTGTGCTGGGCGTCTACACGCCTGAGGAAGTGCAGGACATACCTACACACCAACCTGCTCGTGATATGGGCGCAGCGGTCGTTGTAGAGGAGGAGAAGGTAGACCATCCCTTCTCACTCTTTCTCGCAGACGGAAGTGTCTACAAAGGCTACCCGGATTTCGCCGAGTACCTGGAGGGCATTAGGTCTATGGTTGAGAAGATAACCAAGTCCAGCAAGTTCAACGAAGATGAGAAGAAGCAGAAGATCACCAGTCTTCTCACGGCCAACAGTAAGCAGATAGAAGCACTGCCTGCTCTCGCTAAGATCCAGCTAAAGGCTGCTCTTATCGGGGAGGGATCGAACCTCCCAAACGCAATCAGGGAGGGGCCAGACCCGGAGATATCGGAGGAACTGTAAGCGGATTCTATCGTATAGGTCAGATCAACATCAGAGGTTTTCATGAGCTACGGAAAAAACGAATATCCAGTGACCCCAGGCAAGGCAACTCTTTTCTACAAAGATCCCTCCCAAAAGAAGAACCCTAATCAACCAGACTGGGATGGTGATTTAGTTCTCACCAGATCGTATACCGAGGGTCAAACCCTGAAGTTATCGATCTGGAAGTCTATGGCTAAGAACGGGAAAGAGTACTTCACCGTTAAAGAAAATACCTACTTCAAGGACAAAGAGGTTGCAGATAATGCTCCCAAGGAAGTCCCTGCTCAGTACAAGCCTTACGGCGGGACATTCAAGAAGCAGGTTGATGACGATTCGGATGTCCCTTTCTGATGACTCCCACCCAGAGGTCTTTAGAGTACCTACGTGAGCAAGGCTACCTCTGCGCCATAGTCGAGAAGTGGAACCCTCACGCTCGGATACGGCAGGATCTCTGGGGTTGGTGCGACATCTTGGCTATCCGCAAGAATGAGGTTCTGGCAGTCCAGGTCACAGCATCTGGAGTGTCAGACCGTATCAAGAAGATCACCTCATCTGAGACGGTAGGGCCGGTCAGAGAAGCAGGGATCAGGATAGAAGTACACGGTTGGCGGAAGAACTCCGCTGGTAAATATGTAATGAGAATCGAGGATATATCATGACCAGTCTATTTGTAGCTACGCCTATGTATGGCGGAATGTGCACAGGTTTCTACCTGCAATCAATGCTTGCACTCGTGAGTATCGCCAAGCAGGCAGAGGTGGAAGTCTCCTGCTCTTTCATGTTCAACGAGAGCCTTATCCAGCGTGCCAGGAACGGTCTTGCACACCAGTTCTTGAAGACAGAATGCACTCACCTGATGTTCATCGACGCTGACATCCGGTTTGATGCCAGAGACATTCTGACAATGGTTGCAGCAGACAAGGACATTATCTGCGGTCTCTACCCCAAGAAGGAGATCAACTGGCAGCAGGTGGCACTATCAGCCGCTGCTGGTGTTCCGGTTGATCAGCTCAAGAACCACACGGGTGCGATGGTGGTTAACCTAGTAGGCCAGGAAGGTGAGGTCACAGTCCCGCAGAATGAACCGCTGGAGATCGTCAACGGTGGGACTGGATTCATGCTGATCAAGCGTGAAGTGTTCATTGGCCTGAAGCCATTCGTAGCCACCTACCACAACGATGTGCTGGATACGGCAGGCACGTTCAAGCCAGACTTGATGCACGAATACTTCCCCGTGATGGTGGAGAATTCAAGACTGCTCTCGGAGGACTTTGCGTTTTGCACAATTGCAAGAAAGCAGGGGTATAACATCTATGCCGCACCCTGGGTACGACTTGGGCACTACGGCAGCTACCTTTTCGAAGGTTCCCTTATCCCCGCACCTTAACGGAGTTTGTTATGAAAGATCAGATACTTGACGCAATCAATGATTCAGAGCCTGTTGATGCGCTGAACGCACTATTCTCAGCGTCGTTCATCGTTGCCAAGGCTTCGAACATTAATAAGTTCACCTTGGATGCCCTCTTCTCCTCCACTATGGACGCCCTCTTCCAAGTGCATGAGCAAGATGACGACGAAGAGGACGAGGAAGAGGAAGAGGAAGAAGCACAAGAGATCGACGAACAAACGGTCTGATCCTTATTTCTTAGCAGTCCTGGCAGATCTACGGAAGGCTGAGGCAGTTGGGTAACCCTTCTGCCCCGGCCTTTTCGCAGGAAGTCCAAGTTTTCTACGCCTGTTGATGTTGTAGTACAGACCTTTATTTGCCATCTCTGATACCTATAACGTCTGGGTTTACATAAGCAACACTACCAGTTATCAGTCGATCACCCAGAACCGGCTCTCCCTTCTCTAGCATCACTATCGAGTTCGTAAACTCTAACCGCCTGACCTGATGGTTGGTCTTGGTCTGTGCGTTGACAGCCGCTATAAAACCAGAGAAGAAGCGTATAGCGTTATTCCCATACCCAGGCATCCACATCGTGTGGAAGTCCTCTACAACGTACAAACCGCCGTTGTTGAGTTTAGGCCACCAGACGTTCCAGTTCTCAATCATATCGTCTGACTGATGAGATCCGTCGTCAATGATGATATCAAATGTGCTATCAATGTGAGTTGTCTTGGAATCACCAACGATGACTTCAATACGCTTATCCTCAAACTTGAGGTCAGCGCACTTGGGGTCTACGTCAATCCCGACGATCTTCTCGGCATTCCAAAAGTACTTCGCCCACGTTTCTAGTGAGCCACCGTTTTGAACGCCTATCTCTAAAATGCTGACTTGACTGTCTTGCAAGTAGAAAAATCTGTCGTCATAAAAGTCTAGATACGATGACCACTTGTCAGAAACTTTACCTGTTTTCTGACGATGAATAGTTGCTAACGACATCCCCATCTTCTCCTGGCTGCTTTCCCGCGCTCCCCCGTCCACCCTCTTGAACGGGCACAGAAACTCTTGTGGCGCGGTCC